AACTGTCGATAAGGGCAGACGCGTCCGTCAGTGCCCGGTTCAGCTTGCGTGTGTCCGGCTCATCCGAACGGGGCACGGCCAGTAATGGCCTGAGCAAATCCTCGCGGTAACGTGCCCGCATATCGGTTTCGGTGGCGTAATTCATGCGCGAGCCTTTTTCGCCTGTCTGGCGTTATTGCCGGTCTTTTTCCGGGGAGCATCCTGTCCGGCTTCGGCTAAATCTGCACCGGTCTCTGCATGAACCACACCCGCCACGGCTCCCGCATCATCACCAGGCGTCTGTAGTATTCGTACAGTGAGGCATGGCTCCGCTTCCAGTCGGGCAAGCTGCTCCGGGGTGACGTCAACCTGCTGGCGTCCCCGCATGAACAGGAACCCCGCACGACGAAACTGCGCACGACTGCAACGCACTTCTGCCAGTACCGTGACAGGACTGTCACCACTGACCTGAAGGCCTGAATCATCTGTTGCTGCCACAGTGTGATGTTCATTCATATTTGCCCTCCGCAGGGGCCGGGCCGTAAGCCCGGCTCACCGTTTACAGATAATCCGCGACAACCAGCTCCAGCTTGCCCTTCATCTCGTTAGAGACGGTGGTGTTACCGTCCGCGAACAGCTCGCGCTCCAGCAGCTGCACCGCCTGTTTTTCCAGCGAGGTGGGGACAACAATATGGGTGGGTTTGATGCCGAGTTTGCGGCCACCGTCAGCCTTAAAGTCACGCATGGCTGACCAGCCGTGCCACAGCGCATCCAGCGTCAGCGGTGACTGCATCATGTAGGCCATCTGCCAGAAGCCGTAGCCCACATTGCGACGGGCGGAAGCACCGAACACAAACTCGTTATCAGTAAACGCACGGCCTTCATCGACTTTTGTCTGGGCAACCAGTTCGGCCTTGCGGCGATCCTGATAAATCAGCGGTTTTACCGCGCGGGAGCAGTCAAGCAGATACCAGGCCGGGCCGCTGTAATCCGCCTGTGCACCGACAGAGCCGGTTTTTGCCACAAACATATTGCTGACCATCTGTGCATCACCGGAGCCATCCACTTTGGGGTAAACAGGGTGTTCGGTATCAAAGAAGTTCTGGCCGTCATAGCAGGCCGCATTCAGACCATCACGCAGTGCAGCAAAGACCAGTTCATCCGGTTGTGCCGCCGCAGCGCGCCCCATCTCCTGGAACAACGGGGAGTAGATGCCAAGATTGTCGTCTTCAAAGTCATCGCGGCTAATGGCAACGGTGCCTTCAAAGGTTTTGTTCACGATGGCGTAGCCATAGGCTTTCATCTTCTCGATGACGCGGGAGCCGATCCACTCACGGAACTGCGGGAACTGCCCCAGCCAGCCGTAGGTGTTGGATTTCGACGTGGACGGTACGGTCATCGCAATTTTCTGGTACTGAGACGGAGCCATGGACATCCCGGCCTGAAAATCAGAACGGTAGCCCGTCATCAGGGCGGTGATCATCGCCGGTGTGATCGGGGTAGGCATTATTGCATTTCCTCTTTCATTTTCAGGAACTCGGCTTCGGTTTTACCCAGCAGATGGGCGGCGGCGATATCTTCAGCCGACAGCGCAGCGGTGGCGGTCTTTTTATCCGGCACGGTTACGGTGTCGGTCTGAAGAGTGGTCAGAGCCGCAACCGGCTGGCGGGCGTCAAGCTGTGCAGAAAGTGCCGCAACACCAATCTGTTGTCCGAGTCCTTCCATGTATCCGCGTTCGCTTTTGAAAATGCGTCCTTCGGACTCGGCCTTATCCAGCAACTGCTCCAGCGTGGTGCTGCCGTGTTGTGCCGACAACGCGACATATTCGGTACGCAGGGCGTTATACGTCTCAACGGGCACGTATTTCGTCAGATCAATAGTGCCGCCAGTTGGTGTGCCTTTTGCGGTTTCCAGCTCTGCCGACAGGCTGGCAACCTGCGTTTTCAGGGTGTCGTGCGCATCCGCACGGGTTTTGATCCCGGTAAGGGCAGACAGCGCCGCCGTGCCCAGTTCCGGTGTAAATTCGTCACCGTCGGCCACGGTCAGACCGAGCGCCGTCAGCAACTGGCGTAATTGCTCATTCATGGAGGTGTCCTTTAAAGGAGGGTTTAAGGCGTTATAAAGGTCATCCGCCGACAGTGCGGCGACAGGATTCATGCCAGTCAGACCGGGGTCACCGGTAATAGCCAGCATCCGAAGCTCAACAGGTTCACCGGTGATTTCGTCATAACCAATCACCGGGGAAAACCAGGGAAATTCGTTATTGCGCAGGTGTTCAATGGCCGGAGGGTTCCAGTCCGGACGCACTTCAAAACCCCGCTCTTCACTGAAGCGGAAGTTTTCCGGTGAGGCCATGACAAAACCGGCAGCCGGTGCCGGATGCCCCTTAATCAGGGTCTGGTGGTTGTAGTCAATTTTTACCGGCTGATTGAGCGCCACAACCCGGGATACCATGCGCTCAACGGCCGCATGGTTAATCAGCCAGCCTTCCGCCGGTTTTTCCGGGCGACCGTCACGGGCCTTTACCCGACCGGCTGGCATGATCTGACACCAGTCACCGTCCCCGTCTGCGGACAGGCTGATGGCATTCAGAATGGCATAAGCAAGTTTGGGCGTGTTTTTCGTCTTCATTCCGGCAGCATAAGCCGGTGTTTTTCGGGGCCGGTTTTGCGGGACTTCAGAAAGTGCTGACAGGGGAAAAATGAGAAAGGCGCTTCACGCAGATTTTAAAGCCCGTTAAATACAGGTTAGAAAATCACGACACGCGCCTGAAGAGGGTAAGGCAATGCGTTTGTATACCTTAAACCATTACGGCGTTTCTGTGGCCTTTTTAAAGCGTTTTCTGATTTCGTCCATGATCTCCTGTTCTGCCACCTGATCAAAGCCCATATACGGACGTGCGCCAATGGCCGCCGGTCCCGGTGGCATACCAGGCAGGCCACCCCACTGATGAATGGCCGCATAAGGTTCATTTGATCCAATCAGCGCCCAGGTATCGCCATAATCCGTGGTCAGGCGGCGGGCCAGATCGCCGTTCAGTGTCAGGATTTTTCCGGGCGTGTATCCCTTACGGGTACGCCACTTGCGGTAAGGATCTGACCAGTCATGCCAGCGTTCGCCGTCCGGCTCTTTTTCCTGTTCAAACGCCATTTCTGACGATGACAGAAGACTCTCCGCCACACTGCGGGCCAGGTCTTTTCCGCCGCCCACAAACTGAAGCCGGGCAAACACCCGCTGGAGACGCGTAACGTCAACAACGACAGCGGCATCAATGGATGACATATTGCCTCCGCATAAAGGATGAATATAAAATAAACAGGCGGTCAGTGTACGCTTAACTGGTAAAGTCGGTGCCTGCCTCCGGGTGGATCATGTATGCGGGTTCGACCCCCGCCACTGACCGTTAATCAATTTGTCCTTCCAGCACCTCAAGCATTCCGCCCCGGATATCCGATTTCAGCTTATCCATATTGATAACCCGGTAAGCATTCACAATCACATCCAGTTTGTCGGGCTGACGTTTCAGACTGTACGGTGCATTAACGGCAATCTGCACACTGCCATCCTTATTTTCCACGATATACATCAGATTTTTGTGCCGTTTGTCCCACAGCACCGCTTTTGGCTTTGCCAGCATTGCCGGTAAGCGCCCGAAGTCCTCTGGCATCAGGGCGATGCCGTCATTCTGATGTTTCACACTGTCTGCATGGAGCACATTTTTACCGCTCATCGCCAGCAGGCGGGCCGGTGGCGTTCCCGTCCGGCTTTCCACTGCCTGCGCAATGCTTTCAGTCATAAAGCCCAGCGTGCGGATATCGTTACCACCTCGCCGGGTCTGCATGATGTTTTTTGCCCAGATGCGGAACGCCAGCTGCCGCTCCGGGCTGTTGTTCATCTCCTGAACCACCATTTCCCGTAACGCCGGGCTTTTCACCTCGATCAGTTTGCGGATCAGCGCCTGGTCTGTGCCGAACGCTGCCGAGCCGGGGTTATATGACCAGCCCACATCCGGTGTCATGGTTCTGGTGCCATCTGAATATGTGGTCACCGGCATTTCTCTGACTTCTCCGGTCTGTTTATCCACGCCAGCCTCAACATTGCGGGTGGAGAGATGATCCT